CCCTGACGCTTCATCAACATATCTGCAATGAACCCCATGATCGGGCTTTCCCTGGTTATCGCTTTGATTGTACTTTGGCCTGAAGCATCATCTATTTTTTTACTGGCTGCGCCAAGTGAACCAAAAAAAGACTTTTGAAAATGTTCCAGTTTTTCATGCATACGATCCTCAATCTCATTTACGACAGGATCCAGAATCAATAATAGGTCTTCATCACTCTCGGTTGACTTTGCCCACTCCACCCATTTATCTTTACTCAGTTTGGCGATGTAATGACTTATTCCAAAATAGAATAATGACCAGGCAATAAAATATGCTAATAGTTCCAGGGCTGAAATTACCATTTACCGTCCTGGAGGAATTACAATACAGGACCAAAGTTTGCTTAAAGGATCTTGATAGGCAAATTGTCCAGGGGCGCACTTAGGTTTTATTTCTGTGTATTCATAAGTTACAGGTGGAGGAGGTGGGCCCACCTCCGTAGGTAATACACCGATGTCGCCCACCAGTTTAAGCATAATTAATAGCGCTCCTAAATTCATTTTTTCACGTACTTATCGTAAAAGTCACGAGCTTCACCTTTGTAAAAAACGCCCGCTGTTGGTCCAAAAAATGCAACCTCACCCAAAGCTTCGGCTAAATCTTTTGCGAAAATTGCGGTGTCAATAGTTTCACGAGCTTCAGGTGATATGCCAGGTATTTGTTTTGATAAAGCCTCTATGACTAAGGGTAATAACACAGGTAAAGATGCAATTGCAAGACCCCCAACAATAAGGCCAGGTGTACCTTCATTTCCTAAAAATGCCTTAATATTCTCGTGTCTTTTCCAACTGTCCGCAGCTTCTTTTTGTGCAGCTGTCGCTTTTTGAACTTTACCTGATACAGGATTATAGTAAAATGCCATTACATCTTTTTCCAAACTAATTGGCAAGCCTTGTGAACTTCCAACAATTTGTTAACACTCATCCCGACGTGGCTATCTGGATGTCCTAGTTTATCATTCAATAAATTATAGAAAGCACCGCAGATCGTTTTGTATGTACGCTTTACCTGGGCTTTAGACATTTTCTTCCTGGGCATTATACGATCCTCATAAACGCTGTTTCGATAGTAGAGATGTCACCACTGTTATTAGTGAAATTAAATTGTAATAGCTTTTGTCCTTGAGTACGTCCCAGGATCATCCATACGGTCCATACGTTCGCAGATATAGTTTCACCATCATAAAAACAATCTAATAAACCTGCATCGGTTCCATCACCATCATAAGCAACTTTCAAGCCTTCACCCGCATTGACAGGGCTTAAATTAGCATAACTAAGAGCGTCAGGCCCCATTATTGCACCCGTGATATAAGCTCCTCCATTAGTAGGTTTTATTGCTACCAATAGATCCTTGTAACCAGTCATATCCAGGGGCCATGTTCCGTCGGGGTTAACTGTAGGTTGTTGGAATGTTCCGCCATTAGCTATGGCTTCATCCTTGAATATTATAAATTCAGTGTCACTACTCTTAGTTCCTTTCCAGTTACCTCTTTCATCTACAAAACCAGTACTTAGGACAGGTTGTACTGCTTGAGGTACGTCTATAGTTCCGTCTACTGTTGCGGACTCAATCCCTGCTTCTCTTGAAAGAGACCAGGGCGCTAAACCTGTCCTAGTGCGAACCATGCTAACCTATTGGAATACTAAAGTTATTGCTGCTTCACAGGATCCAGTATCGCCAGACATCGCAACTGCGACGATTACCTGGTTAGATGCTATTACAGGAATACTAACATCCAGTTTGAACGCTTCAACTGTTTGTCCATTGGAAACAGGTGTACCATCTACACCACATCCGGCGAAAACTATAGTTTCCTGTCCTGAACTTAAACCGTCCCCCGAGATCTGTGCGCTAAAAGTGGTCACACCATTAGCTGCACCATCTGTTGCGACACTTGCAATCATTCCAACTATGGAAGTTGATCCAGCAGGAACTTGAATGCTTGCGGTTGTGCTTTGTCCGTAAAGCCCAGTTATTGCAGTGAAACTATCAGCTGCGGTTACTGCACCTTCTCTTGTTCGATAAAATGCCATAATTTAAACCCGTAATTTCAAAGGACCAACAGATCCTAGAATCTTAGATCCGCCCATACTGCCAAGAATTAACTTAGCTGCGACGGTACCGACTCCGATTTTAATAAAGTCGTTTTTGTTTGTTTTGAATGCGGTTGTCAATACATTAAGTCCGCCGTTAAGATCTCCTTTAATGAATGCCTGGGCTGCAGTACCCGCGTTAGCTGCATCCAAGAAAGCGAGACCAGCGCCAGTTTCTAAAAGATTTATTGAAAAGCTACGTTTTCTACGTGCTCTTCGTGTTTTACGCCTTGCTGCCATATACTCATTAATGAGTAGCACTATATACGTATTTTGGGATTAAATATTAAGCACAAAAACATTAAGCGCAGCTGGTCCCCTTACTTATTTCTGAGTATTATCTACCCATTTTTGATACCCCACCCTATTCTTTATATCTCATATTCTTTAGGAGATCAGGTAATACGCATGACTAAGAAAAATATTAAGTTAGGTGGCACGCCCAGGTTCAGACAGTTAGAACCTGGTGAAGAATGCGAGTTTGTAAACGCTAGCATACCAGAAGAATTTGAGTCAGATTGGGATACAGGCTATGGTAAGAATAAAAAGTCTAAATGGTCTCTCACCTTTACCCTCCTTAAACATCCCCACTCTTCCTATTCTCTTCCTAAGAAGGGTTTAGAAGTAACATGGGAAACTGTCGCGCTAGCAATAAGAAAAGATGTATTTGCATTGCAAAAGACTGATGATTGGCAATACTGGATTGATCCCGAGTTTGTATGGACCATGAAACGTCGTGAAGATGGATCATACGAGATACTAGGGTAAACATGATTGACACAGACGAAATATATCAGGTGATGTGTGATATTACAGAAATTAAAATGCATCTAAAACAACATTTTGATCTATGGGGCGATAATCAACCCTGGCACATGTTCGATAAAGTACATACTGAATTAGGTCGAATAGCAATAATGATAGAAGAGGATCAATGAGACGTAGATGTAATATCTGTTTACAATCTAAGGATCATCTTAAGGGTGATAGGTTCAATAATGAAGTAACGGTATGTTACGACTGTCAAAAGATTCTAACTAGCATAGTAAATAGCGGGATTGTTTACAAACCCTAGCTCTTCAGCCCATTTTGTTTAAAGAAAGAATAAGGACTAGAGAAGAAGGTGGGATAGGAATGGGTATAAGAAGCGAGTTCGACCCGTTTAAACCCTTCCTAGCCCTAGCTTAGGGCCTGTTTGGGGCTTATTAGACCCTTCGTTGGGGCTTGTTTGACCCTTTAACAGCCCTTCTAGCCCCTGACGCTTCATCAACATATCTGCAATGAACCCCATGATCGGGCTTTCCCTGGTTATCGCTTTGATTGTACTTTGGCCTGAAGCATCATCTATTTTTTTACTGGCTGCGCCAAGTGAACCAAAAAAAGACTTTTGAAAATGT